TATAATATACTATTATCATTAAATTTGTTTTGATTTAAACCCTCTAATATTTCATTAATGGGGTTTATTATTAGTAAATAATACATTGCTTGTTCTTTGCTTAACGCTTTCATACTATTAATGTGTTTAATGTTATTACTTGTTCTTATTATTTGACGTTGCAAAAGTATATACATTTTACAATACTTGCAAGTTTTTAATGTTAAAGATTTGTTAAATGTAAAGTTTAATGTATATACTTATAATAATACATTGTACTTTTGCGTCGTAATCAATTATTTATAATTAAAATGGCAAGAGAAAGAATAAAAGGCAAAGCCTTAAACATTAGAGTATCAGATAGTTTTATAACACTCCTCAAAGAATTAGCGGACAAAAAAGGAATGTCGCAAGCGAACCTTATTGAGTATCTCGTACGTAAGGAGGCGGATAGTATGCAGCTAAAAGAGCGGTTTCAGCAGGAGGATACAAAAGATGGTGATGAATAACTCTTTTTGTGTAGTAATGGAATTTATATAAAAAATCTACCGCCTCTAATTATAACATTAGGGGCGGTAGCAAAACCAATTGAAAAAAGAATAAATTATGACTGTTTGCAACGCTGAATAAGGTCGCTTTCTATTTTTTTGAAGATGTAATTATATCCTACATTTTTACTCAATATCGTATGTTGTTTGAGATAATAGGATATATTAGACAATGGTACTTGTAGATATTTGGCTATTTGGCACTGAGGGACGGTTGTGTCGTGTTTTCTTACTAATCCACAAAATAGCTTTTTGTTCTCAATGGTACTTAATGGCTGTCCAGTTATGGTTTCTACAGATTGATGTATTTCTTTTAATATCATAGTATTTTTGATTAGGGGTTATACATTATCTTCTTCCTTTAAAGCCCTCAATCTTTGGGGCAAAGTAATTGTGTAAGCTGATGAAATCTTCTATCACTTTTTGAAATTCCTCAAAGGTGTAGCATACAACGTATGTATGTCCCAGTTCAATGGCTTTCTTCTGAAATTCTTTTTGGTTATCTGTTTGGCGGTTACCTTTTACTTTCATCTCAATATAAATGCTTTTACCTTGGGGGAGGAGTACTACCAAGTCAGCAACTCCCGCCAATACGCCCTCTGCTTTGAGGCGTTGTGCTTCACGAACGTTGCGACTGCCACCATTAGGAACGGCGTAAATGATGAGGTGTGGGTATTGGTATCTGAACCAACGAACGCAGGCGGTTTGGAGTGTGCTTTCTTGGTGTTTCATAGTGGGTTATTTTGTTTCAAAAACTTCTCTTAATACTTCAGTAGGGTAGCTTTTCACAAATCCATATTTTGCATCGTATTCATTACCCATTGGTATATCTCTTTGTACGCATATTTTAGCAGCCTTTCTTCCTAACGCAATAGCTGTTTGTAAGGGTACTTTTTTGCCTATTATATTACTATACCCTGAAATGGTAAAATAATCTTCATTTTTAGTGGTGATTTTAGCTTCTATTTTGGTAAGGCGTTCATTTTGCAAGGCTATTTGTTGCGCTTGTAGTTGTTGTGCTTTCTCTAATGCTATCATTCCTTGTGCTTGAGCCATTAATATTTCGCCTGCTGTCATTGGCTTATTAGCTTCCTCAAAGCGTTCTAACCAAGCTACTACGTGCCTACGTACAAATTTGCTTTCTCTTAATAAGACTTGCTTTCCTTGTGCGATAGTGAGTTCAAACATAGGGTATTTTTGTTTGTTTTGATGGTGTGTATATTGGGTCTCCAATATTTTTTGGAGACCTATTTCTTCCTCAAACTCGTCTCTTATGATGTTTAAAAGAGTGTCGTGTCTTAAAGATGTATCCTTACCTTCTTCTTTTCTAAAAAGGTTGATTTGCTCTACAAGTTCAAGGCTTGTAATGGTTTTATTTGTAGTAATTCCTTGTTGTGTAGGTATTGATAATTCCATTTTTTTGTATTTCTTAGTTTAACGGTGCAAAGGTACGGAATGATTTAAATAATTCCTAATATTTTTTGTTGTAACTTTTTGTATATCAATATTTTGCAACGTTACTATTAACGTTGCGTTTTAACATTGCAAAACGGCAATCGCCTGACTATCACACTTTATAAAACGCAAAAAGACGAGCGTTTTGCCCGTCTTTGTTTGAAAATTATTTTGTTATATTTATAACTTTTCTATTTCGTACATTATAGGTAACCCTATTTCGATAGCGATGTAATGCTCAATACGTGCGCCCTTGCTGTCTTGCCAGCCTTGTAGCATATAGATAGCCTTGCATTGTAGCAGGTCGGCAATATCTTTAGCGATTTGCGCTTCCCAAGTGTCGTGCTCTGATAATCCGTTTTCTAAAGGGTTCACGGGTTCATAGCCTAATCTTTTCATTGCTTTGGCTACGGAGGCAAAGCGTTTGCGGGTTTCGCTGAGGCTTGTACCGCTAATCTTTCCTGATATGTAGACTTTCATTTTGTTCACTTTTATAGATTTCAATTAGTTTGTACACAAGTGCTTCTTGGGCTTGTTCGTAAGTATTATAGAGAAAAACATCCGTATCCTCGTCTAATATTTCGAATGAAAAACCTTTATTGTTCTTATCTCTATAACGATAGGATACAAGCCCTACAAGATTCTTTTTTCTAAACCAAGCAAAGACTTCTGTCCAAGTGGGAAGTGAGCAAGCGTAAGAATAGCGTTTACCTACTTCGAGGATATCTTTTCCCATTTCAGAATTTGTTCTTTGACTACATTCTGAGAGATCTGCATAATAGTAGCAATAATCATCACCCTCAAATGAGATGAATATCATTTCTTCGTCAAAAACTTCGTTGTAAGTAACCAAACAAGGTTCATTAAAACCTATTTTTTTGAGCTCTTTGGCGATGTCGATAGGAACAAGCCAAGTGGGGTATTCGTAATTTTTCATATATTTATCCTTTAAATAGGTACATTGACCAACTTATAGCAACCTCCTCATTGCGATTGTCCAATTCTTTGAATAAATTACCTATTTCTTTATCCTCACTAAGTTCAGGAGGAATTTGTAAATATATTTTTTTCATTATTTCATTATGAAAACCAGTGTGTTTCTCAATCTCTGAAAGGTGTGTTAGTGCCTCTTTTAGACACTTTAATAGTTCTTGTTTATTCATCTTGTTCATCTTTGATAAATTTTCTGTTAATAATTCTTCCAGTTCTGTTTTTGATTTCATTGTAGGCGATATTAAGGCAGCCTTCTAAGGTTGTTCCTTTGAGTAGTTTAGTAAAACCATTGAGATGTTTAACAAAGTAGATCATAGCATCATAAACAAAATCCAGATCGTTATTATACTTTGACTTATTACACTCAAATTTGAAAAGATCAATAAGCATACTATTTACTGAGAATGATTGTTTTAAACAAGTATCCTCTATAATTGGTCGTAGTGATAATCCATTTAGAAATACATTGTTAAAATTCTCATTCCTAAAATAACAGTAGTTAATGAGCGTTACCATTACATCGCCAATAGCGTCTTGGATGGCTGGCTTGTCATTGTCATAACACGCTTTGATAAGTTCTCCGACTTCCTCGTGGGTTTTGAGGAGTTCATCAAAAGGTGTTAGTTGCTCATAGATTTTTCTTTCTTTTGCCCACTGATGAATGAGTGGGACGAGTTCTTGGATTGTTTTCATTGTTTCTATTTAAATTTACAAAATTGTTGTAGTAGGTATTTGTTATTGTAAAATCTCTACTTTCTTCTAATATTTCTGAGATAGATTTTCCTGCTTTTTGTTTTTCTGTTATATCTTTTAATACAGATTCTTTGATTTTTTCTACCATTAAAGTATTTTCCATTGTCTAATCTTCTTCTTTATAGTTTAACAATTCGGGGTTTTCATATTGGTTTCCAATAACTTTTGCGCGTTGCAAACACGAACGCCAAGCCTCTTCGTGAAGATTGTAATACCCATTGATGTTGCCTACATTTTTGGCATCGATACGGCAGAATGCCATACATTCCTCTCGGTACACAATAAGGCTGTAACCCCCATAATCGTGGGCAAGAATGTCGCCCTAATAGATTTCAGTACCATTTTTGTCGTATTGCCCAGTAAATAGACTTATTGAGTCTTCATTTACTGCGTAATCATCAATAGCATACTCATCGTGAAGTTCGTAATAGTGTAAATAACCATATACAAAATCATTAAGAGCCATACTAAATCCTCTAAATTTGATTGTTTTCATTTTCTTTGTGATTTTAATGTTATTAGTCAATTTCTACTTCGTATTCCCAGTAGAGGGCATCATCCTCACTTATATTATCACTGAGCCAGTTAAAAGCTTCAGGAAATTTGTTTATTTCACTATCACAAATGGAAAATCCATAATCTGCCATTTGTTCTAATTGTTTGGCTACCTCTTCAGGTACTTCTACATCTGATAAACCTACAGTGTAGGTTACTTTTACGGTTAAATCTTTGATTGTTCTCATTTGTCGATATTTTTAGTGTTAATAATTTTTCCTAAGTATAGTACGAAGTACTTCTTATTGGATTCTGCGCCCCATTCGGGTTTGCCCGTTCCGAAGCGTATTGTTTTTAATTCTATGGTGATGCTTGGAGCATCACGAGCATAACCATTTCTAAAGACGACAGTATCGTACTCTTTTCCAATAAGGCGAAGGTTGTAATACGGTTTGATGTCGCGGTACTCTTCTGTTTTCTCGCCCGAGAGTATCATATCAAACCACTTTTTCTTTAAGGTTAAATGTAAGGTGCTCATTTGTTTTGCTTTTTTAATTCTTCTCTCATACCCATACAGTAGGAGCGGTAATTGATATTTGAGTTGTGAATTAGTCGGTAGTCGTACCATTGCAGTATTTTGTCTTTGGGCTTGTTATGCTTCATATCGTAGTATATATCCTCGATGTTAAAAAAGTAGTCCGATATGCACACAACGCCTATTTCAATATCGTAATTGCCAAATTCAAATTGTAGGTCTTGCTTGTGACAAAATTCCTTGATGAGGTTACGTGCAGCGTACTCAAATAACTCTACTGCTTCTTGTTCTTGTGATGATTGTTTTTTCATTGTTCTTTAGGTGTTAGTAATTCCGAAAGTTCTTTGCCTTGTGTAATGAGGTGATTGTAAAAGAATTTCAAAGTATCTTCTTTTTTAAACCTCCTTATTTTTCCGTCAGGGTCATTGGTGCTGTTTTGAAAATGTTCTATCAATGCCCTAATAGCACTATATTCCTGCTTATCTTTTGCCTTATTTTGCTCTTGTCGGAGTCGCTTTTCGGTTTCCGCTCGCATTAGTTGCTTGTCCTTTTCGGTAAGTGTAGCGAAGTAAGGTTGTAATATACCTCGCTGATAGAGTGTATCGTATACGGGTACAGACAACATAGGCAATTCTTTTATTTCCTTGTACTCCTCAAAATGCTCATTGAGCCAACGTAGCACGTTTTTTTCTTTTTCCTCTTCTGTCATCGTGTTTTGATTTTCTGGTAATTGTGAAATGTTAATGTTATGCGCTCGCTGAGTGTCTTGTAGCCATTGGCGATATTTCCCTAAAACCGTACAGACGTAAGACGAGTCAAAAAACTGATAAGGATTAGTTACTTCCCCAAAATCTCCCCTTCTATCCATCTGAAAGGCTTTGTATATCTCCTGAAAAGACAATCCTGCAAATTTATCAAAAACAGCATTCCATATCTCCTGCTTTTGCAAAGGGTCGATTTCTCCCTTAAGCCCTACAAGAGTAGCAATGTGTGCAAAGAGATAACCGAATGCTTCTTGTATTCTTACCTCCTTACGGTTGTAGTCTCTAAGTCGTAGATATTGGTGTCCTATTTTAGCTATCTCCAACGATGTGAGTTCCCCAGCCTTGACTATTGTTTCTAATATTTTCAAGGGTTTGTCTTCCTGCAAAATAAGGAGGTTTGCTGACTGTGGACTGTTGTCCGTACGACTCAGCGTTTGTAATGATGTTTCCATTTTCGTCTAAGAATATTTGATTGTTAGAGGTTTGATGAGGGGCTTGTGTGTTATGTAGCCAATCAGCCTCAAAACCTTTCCATTGCTTTTGAACTATGATACTCAGTACTGCGTTTATATCCTGATTTGTTTTTCGCACCTGCTCAATGAATGTTTTAAAGGCAAGTTTGCTGTTTATAGCTTTCTTTGCCTTGCGTATTTTTAGCCACTCATCTACAAGTTCTGGAGCGAACCCCTCATTTAGCATTGCCTTTCTGAAATTGAAAGGAGGGGGGGCGGGCGCAACTCGGGGGGAGGTTTCTTTTTCAGCGTTTAAATGCTGTTCTTTTTTTTCGCCCTCGCCAAAATTGACACACACGCTTTTCTGTTTCTCTTTTTCTAAAAGAGAAATATTATTTACTTTACTTTCTTTTCTTTTTATTTGTGGTGTTTTTGCAACATTAACTGAGGTTTTTGCAACATTAACTGAAGTTTCTGTTACAGAAACTAACAAAAAAGGTAAGCTATCGCTAAGGCTATTACGTTTCATAGCCTCAAAATATCGTCTTTGTATGCCCCTACTTGTAAGTACGTTATCCGAATTAAACAGCCCTTCATCAAAGAAGTTCCACCTAACTAAGCGTTGTACTATTTCAATAAGTAGGTCTTTGGTGATTGACGGCAATGTTTTTAGCATTTTCATCTGTAACATTTCCGACCACTCAATGAAATATCCGTTACGGTATATCGCAGTGAGGAGTTTTATTGCTACAATCTCACCTTTTATCCCAAATTCACCTGAGATAGCTTCTATTTTTTCATCGTTGAAAAAATCCACATCAAAAGGAAAGTAGTCAAGTCCTATTTTTTTAGGTCTCGCCATATCTTGATGTTTTTTATAAACACTTCCTTTCAAACGCTAAAAGAACCCTTTTCAGAACGCTAAAAGAACCCTACTAAGAAGTGTTTTTGTTGTTGATTACTATTCGTTTACTTGGTATATTTCATCTTTTATAAGAATGAAAATTGCTTTTGCTGTCGGTTTGAGTGTATCAGTGTTATCTTTACCTTCAAAGGCATATTCAAGTATTGCCATAAATACCTCAAATTGTATTTCTTTTGGGAGGCACTTTATAGCCTCATACCAACTCTTTTTAAAATTCAAATTTTCCATAGTGTAGGTATTAAAAAACTACCCTTGCCCTTAACTTGCTATTTGTACAATGGCACGCCAAATAATAACACTCGCCAAAGACAAGGGGAGACAAATGAATGAAATGTTAGAATAAGGTCGTTTGATTAAGATCGTCAATCATCCGTTGTAAGTTTCTTTGCATTTGGTTGTAATAAGAAGGCTTTAACTCTATCCCTATAAAGTTGCGTTTTAGTCTCAAACTCTCGTGCCCCTCGCTGCCTATACCTCCAAATGGACTTAATACGGTTTCGCCTTCATTGCTCCACAAGTGCAAACAACGCCTAATGGTTTCTAATTGTAACGGACAAATATGCTTTTCGTCCTTCTCATCACGTGCGCTGGTGTATTGCAAGGTATCGGAGTAGTTTATATCATACCATACCGGCTCTGCATACTTTTGCCATAAACTTACGGGGAGGTAATTCTCTTGTTTCTCATCAGTATCTTGGTGTGTGATTGGCACAAGATTATCACCTGCATTGCGAAAAACTAAGATGTAATCGGGTATCCCAGTGCGTGACATACTGCTGTCTTTTTTGATTGTTTTATGAAGCAATCCAATAGACTTGGTACGGGTCATTTCTACTACTGGGCTCTTCCAAATTGTTATTCTATCGTGGTAAATAAATCCCTCTTTTTGGAAGGACTGAATGAGCATTCCTGAAAAGTCTTTTAGACCTATATACCCATCTTTGCCTTTCATTGCAGGTAAATCCATACAATGTACAGCTACTAATCGTCCGCTTTTTACTACCCTTGCTAACTCTTTCACAAGGAATTGAAAATGTACAAAGAACTCTTCATAATCTTGGCAGTTACCCATATCACGAATATCATCTGAATAAACGTATAACTCAGCAAATGGAGGACTGAATATTGAGAAGTCTATACTATCAGTAGGGAGTTTGGCTACCTCCTCTACGCAATCGCCGTGTATGGCTCTGAATGTAGGTGTTTGCATATTTCTTGGTTTTTAATCATTAATTCTTGCATTTGTTTGAATTGTATTTCCTTTTCTCTTATAGAACTCATAACATTCTGCATTGTGTCGGTGGTGATGATATTCACCGTTACATCACCTTTTTTTCCAAAACGATGTGATCGTCTTACCGCTTGGTAAAATCCCTCAAAGGAGAAGTCTGGGCTCATAAAAGTTTGATGTAGGCAGTGCTGAAAATTTAGTCCGTATTTTGCTATTTGTGGTTTGGTAACCAATACCCTGAACTTCCCATCTACAAAGTCTAACAGCTTTTGCGCCTTATCCTCTGGTTCGTCTTTCCCTGACACTTCTACCGCTCCACGAATACCTGCTGTAACCTCCTTGCTTTCATCATTGAGTTTTACCCATACAATATGAGACTCGTTATCAGCATTAGCAATCTCAATAGCCTTGGCAATACGCTGATCTTTTGTACGCCTCAATTCTTTGTTGAAGTCAGTAGCTGATACAGCCATATCAGGAAATAATAAACCGTTGCTAAAATCGTTTTGTGTGATAATTTGGTGTTCCTTATAAATTACCTCTGATAAATCATACCCTTGCATTGGGTAACCTATATCAGCAGGGTTGGTAAGCATTATCGCCCAACTCGATACGAACTGGTAAAACTTTTCTACCGCGTGTCCTTTTAGTCGCCATTTGCTTGTGTGGTCTTGGTCATTGATAAAGTAGGTAGCGAGCATTCCTAACCTGCTTTGATAGCCCAAAAACTCTGAATGGTTTGCCAACTCCATAGGGTCGTTTGGCGAAGGGGTAGCCGTAAAAGCAAACTTGTAAGGGGTATTGTGGAAATACTCAAATAGTTGCTTTTTTATATGCCCTTCAAAGTTTTTCATTATCGAACTTTCATCGACGATCAGCCCTGCATACTCTTGTGGGTTGATATTGTGCAAATTCTCAAAGTTGGTGATCGTTACCTTGTCAAGGTCAAACCCAAACTTTTCTGCTTCTCTTTTGGTTTGTGCTACCACTACTAATGGAGCAATAATTAACACGGACTTATTAGTGTGCCTTACGATTTGGCTCGCTGTTTCAAGTTCCATTACTGTCTTACCTAAACCGCAATCAGCAAATACAGCGTGTTTGCCTTTCATAATGTTTTGAGCAACTATATGCTGCTGAAAGGGGAATAATTTAGGGTTCATCGGTAGTGGAGTAAATCCCTTATGCTCCTTTGCATTTTGCTTCTGCTGCAAAAATTTCTGATACTCATTCATTTTGATTTGAAATTAGAGATTTGATAAAGATTTATGCGCACTCAATCTCATCTCAAATCGGGTTGTTAATTTAGCCCCCGCTCACGGCTCGAACGTGAGTGCTTTCCAATCGGGGAACAAAATGGACAAAAATTACAACGTTTCTTATTTTACTTTAAAACTTGTTTATTCCTCATTATCAGGTTCAGGCAAATCAAGATTGAAATTATCCATACACATCTGCCTTACTTGTTGCTTAAACTCCTTCTCCCATTCGTAGGTGCTTAACTTGGTGCTACTCACTGGCACTCGTTGTATCTCACCAGTAGCAGGGTTAGGACGCTCCTCATAATTACACAAGGCTTTCAGTACATTATGCACCTCATTAGGAGGGTAAAATTCTCCCCAAGTATCATTGATAGCCTGCTGAATGATTGGTATCCAAACGCCCCAATAGAATGCATTTTGCTGTACGCTTCTTTTTTTGCTTCGCCTCTCAATGGTGATATTGATATTTGTATCTTCAAATGAGGCTATAGCGTTTTGTATAAGATTGCGATTTTGTACCAATTTGCCGTTCTTAACGTTGCTCGGAATGGTTATCTTTTTCATTGTTATTCATCAGCTTTTTCATTATAATTTACAAATTGCCACCCTTGCGACATAAGTAGCTTTATATTTTCCTTTGACAAATAATTATCATACTTTCTTGTATAACTATCACCATAACCTCCTCCTGTAAATGTATTTTGTTGTAGGTATGGTTTTATTTTATCAATTTTATCTGGTGTATTGCGCCATTCATTTGACCTTTTATCATCTGCCGAGTCTTGTTCTACATAATGAAATATAACATCGTTAGTGTAGTCATAATATACTACTTTGAGGAATATTGTATTTTTGTATCTTTCCTTATTGTACTCAACATATTCATTCGTACCTTCTCTATCTTTCAACTCGACATACACTTGTGAAATATAAGTACCTTTGTCATTTTGATATAGAACAAAATGTTTATCGTTTTCAACTATGAACTTCATCAATTCAGTCGTCTTAATACGTAGCTCATTAGCAAGATTACTAATGTACGGCTTCTTATTAAAAGCTACTTTGTATAACTCAAAGCACTCTTTTATATCTTTTAA